GGTGAGGTTCATGAACAGCCCCATGTTTGGCCTATCCACATCCATGTTGAACCTGATGCTGGGCAGCGGCAGCCCCGGCAGCGGTTTGGCGCCGATTCTCCAAACCGGCGGTGCGCGATCATTCCAGGCGACTCTGCGGTTTTACTTTTGAGTGAGGTGGGAGTGGGCCGAGCCGTGCTAGAATCATGGTGTTCCACAATATCGGGCCGTGGCGCAGCCTGGCTAGCGCGCTTGCTTGGGGTGGATGCGCCCAAGACCCGCTCCTTTCCGACTGATTTTACAACACTTACCAGCCATTCCACAACCAGAAAAATCTGACGGCAAGCGTCCTATTTTGGTTTTGCGTGCTTCCCTTCGGCCCTGCCATGGCGGTACAATGGCGCGCTGGAAGAACTGACAATGATGAAATTCAATCCAAGAATTTGGTTTGGCATTGCCTTTACCTGTTTAATAATCTATTTTTTTTGCATAATGGATGATGTTTTTGGGCACTATCCAGGTCCCTTAATGGGTATGGTGATAGTATTCACCTTGCCAACAATTTACGCTTTCGTTACTGGCTACTTTCATTGGCAAGAATGGCGGCATAACTACCAGATACAGCATCTTGCCGAACAGGCTCAATTAGAGACCGCTAAAGCCAATGTTGTCTTAACCAAAATTACAGCTTCCCGGTTGCCTGCCCAAACTGCATTATCCCATGATGTCCAGGAAATGCTTTTAAAGGCTGCAATTGCCGAAGGTCTTCCTCCAGAGCACGTCACGGCATATCGTTCACAGAAAATTACCGCCTTAATTGATGTTCTTGTTAAGAGGGAACTTGCTGAGATTGAACTGAAAACTTTGCGTGGCAAGACTGACATTGATTTGTCTGCGAAAGAGCGTGAAGCGCGGACCAAAATTAATATGTTGGAATTGGCCGCCAGAGTGAAGAAGAGTCTTGATGGACATCTATGAAAAGATAATCCTGGGACAATCTCTTGACAGCCTAACGAGGCTTCCGAGCATTGAGGAGACGATTGGCCGTTTACAGGAAAATATCCTTAGTGAATACCCTCTTCGCACTATTGGTAATAATGATACTGAAGGCGAGTTAACTCTCTCCGAAGAAAACCGCGCCGCCCATTGGCACATTGTCGGTTCTACCCGCCAAGGCAAAAGCAAGCTGATTGAATCCCTGATCCGCCACGACCTGGACAACGGCTACGGTTGCACCCTCCTTGACCCCTCCGAAAACGCCTCCACCGCCCATTCCATACTTCGCTACTGCATTAAGCACAACCACAAGAATGTAATTTGGATAGACCTTAATGACACGCACGTTATCCCCACCATCAACCCGTTAGCTTGGCGAGGGCCGGGCGCGGCTTCCGGCAAAGTTGCCGTTTGTATGGACGCGGTTCGCCTGCTTTGGAATCAGAACGAATGGCAGGCCACCGCCCGAATCCAAACCTACCTGAAAGCTCTTTTTTATGCCCTGTACTTTGCCAAAGCCACCATCCCCGACGCTACCGCTTTTCTGGCCGTCCAAGAACGAGGCGCGCATAATCCGGTATTGGCGGATTTGGAACGTAAGCGTAGACTGATAATGAATGAGCTGGCGCCGACCAGCGAGGCGCGCATTACCCTGGAACAGGTGTTCAACTCCCGCGCCGTGTTCCTCAACGACTTTCAGCCGACCATCCGCCGTCTTAATCCGTTTTTTGATACGTTGCCGAAACTGGTGTTTGGCTCTACCGACACGCCGCTAAATTTTGAAGACATCATCCGAAACAAGACTTGCCTGCTGGTAAACCTGGATATGCGGGGAATCGGCGGTGATGACCTTAGGCGGCTGATTGGCACGTTCATCATCAACGGTCTGGTTAACGCCGTTTCCTACCTCAACAAGCGCACGGAGTGGAAAGGGCGGCACTACCTGTATATGGATGAGGCCGGCCTGTTCGTCACCAGAGCCTTGACCGACATTATGGCCTACCAAGGCAAATCTGGGCTTTGGGCCACGATTGCCCACCACTACTACCGGCAATTTGAAGACCAGCACATCTTGGAAGGTATTGAGAATCTTTGCCACATTAAATGTTTGTTCTTTGTGGGCAATCCTTACGACCGCGACCGGATGGTAAAGAGTATGTACTTTGGGGAACTGGCAAAGACGGCCAACGAAGCCGCGGCCAACCTTAAGAAGCAGCAGATGATGATTAGGGTAGGCAAAGAACCGGCCCGCATCATCACCGTTACGGACGTGCCCGACGTTGCCGACGTGACGGCTACCCAGCTCGGGGAGTTCAAGGAGCAAATTTATAAAAGTAATTCCTGCTACCGACAGCCCAAGACGGTGCAGGAGGAAATCACACAACGCTTTGTACCCAAAACTAGCGCCTCCGCCTATTCAACTGGTGACCGAGGCAAGAGGACTGCTCAACCAAAGGAAGGTGAAGTTTACGCTAAGCCAACGCCGAGAAGTGGTGATACGGGCATTGACGCTGGAACCCCGGATGACAGCCACCCAACTGGCGGAACTGTTCCCGTACAACAAGGATGGTCAATTAAAGAAGCCAATCCTACCCCGAAGAGACAGACCCGCCCTGACAAAGCCGGGAAGCTACCCCGACACGATTCAACTGCTCCGCCGGATGGAAAAGGACAAACTGATAAAGGGGCATAAGCCGCCCAACCGGATGTTGCCGTGGATTTGGACGCTCCCGACCGAACGGCCGCTACTTCAATACTTTAACCTGCGCCACGAGTTGGACTGTGCCGATTTGTTCGTGAAGTTTTTCCCTTACTACGACACTTGGGATTATGGCTGGGAATCTTGGGAGCGGCAGAAGTATCGCATACGCACCGAGCGCAAGACCGGCAACAACGGCGAGTTTAACGTTTTGTACGACCGCCGTATGGTAATGAACGGCATAAACTTTCTGATTGAAGTAGACCGCGGTACGGAGCCTTTGGGCGTTGACCCCGACCAGCTTGATAAGCCCGTGAACTTTACCTACTTTGCCGGCGGCAACGACCGAAAGACTATCCGCTACAAACTAGCCGAGTATCTGAACTTTGCCGAGGCAATCCATTATCGCTTTGCCGTTGTGTTTACCGTCCAAGATTGGCGTTATGGCGGCTTTGACTTGGAAGGCACCAAGATTCGGATTGAGCAGTTTCAGAAGCTCATCAGCCATATCAAAAGCCCCGCATTGTTCCTGATTGGCGACCACCAAGAGGTGGTCAAAGACCCACAAGGAAAGCATTTTTACAGCCCCCTATTTGACAATCCGGTATCCCTTTTTGAGTTGACAGCGACCGCCTAAGGCTGGGGATAACTCATTTGCGTTATAAGGTAGATTTGTCATAATTAAGACAGATGACAATTAACCTAAACGCATACGAACAAAATCATTTTAGACCTCTGTGGGGGTACGGGGTCTTGGTCAAAACCATATAAAGACGCTGAGTATGATGTAAGGGTAATAACTTTGCCAGAATGGGATATTTGCAACTTCGTGCCTGATACCTACTTGCAATCAGGTGAACAAGTTTACGGTATTTTGGCGGCTCCGCCTTGCACAATGTTTTCTCTCGCCAGGACTAAAGCCAAGAAGCCCCGCGATTTCTTTGAGGGTATGGAAGTCGTACGAGCTTGTATGGAGACGATTTGGAATGTTCGTTGTGGCCAAAAGCTTGCTTTCTGGGCAATGGAAAATCCGATGGGCTACTTGCGGCAATTTATGGGAAAGCCAGCTTTCACCTTTGACCCTTCCGAGTTCGGCGAAGACTATAACAAGACAACCGATATTTGGGGATACTTCAAGGAACCACATAAAACTGCAACCTTATACTCGTTATCCTTCTACGGATAAGAACACCCGCAAGCTACCGCCAATACCTACTGACTACAATCCTGACCCGAATATGACGCCCTTACAAATCAAGCGCAGCATTACGGCGAAGAGTTTTGCTCAAGCATTTTTTCAGGCCAATCCATAGGCTGCTTGACGGCCTCTCTTCAATGCACTAACGACTGCGTTAACAACTGCATTTTTGGCTTATTATCCGTTAGCGGACGGCTAGGCTTACGCCTCTGCTTGCTCTTGGCTTACAAAAGCCAAGCTTGCTATTCCGTCTGCTCGCTCTCCGAGCGAAGCCACCGACTTCCCCTAACGGCCTTGCCCTGCAAGGGTTTGTGACCAAACGGAATTCGGTGGCTTCGCTCACGCTCGCATCCGGAATCTCGCCTCCGGCTCCTGCCTCCGGCGTGTCGGCCTCTGGCCCGACCTGGCCTCCGGCCGCACGGCTTACCCCCATTTGAACTGCCTGCCGCTCCGCGAGCCTGAAAAGCCGAACCGACTGATTGACGACCCTGCTTCGCTCCGCTCAGCATAATACGCTCTCACTTTGTTCCTCCTGTCTGCTGCTTACTTGTTTTGCAGTCAGCCCGAATAATGTCGGCTTGGCAGGTGCGGCAGTCGTGAAAGCTAATTGGCATAATCAGAAGTAAGCAAGATTATTAAGACGTGAGATATGTACGAGCATTCGAATTGTTGCAATGCGCCAGTCTATGCTGGCGGAGATGAAGATACAAATTATTGGGTTTGTACGAAGTGCGAAGAGGTTTGTGATATTCATTAAACGGTCAATAGAGAGAAATACAATAGGGAGCAAAGATGCACAGCCTCGGCTGCACTCGGCTGCTGGGCTTTAGCCCAGCGTTATTAAATTTAGATTTTGAGAAGTCTTTGAGTTGACCGGGCTTCCCTTCCAGGGAAGCAGTTAAGGGGGGACAGAGAAAGTTTGAGAGTTGTTGTTTTGAGATATGTTTTTGTTTTGTTGTGTGGTTTAGTGTTTGGTTTTGTGTTACAGAGTGCGGCGGTTTTGGTTAAGGCTGTGGATAGTTTTAGAAAGAGTGGCGATAATGTGGCGTTTACGGCGTTTGCGAATGGGGGGCAGTATGGTCGATAATATTAAGAGAGTGTATGACGTTGAGTATAGATTTAAGGTTGTTGCCAAGGACAGTTTAGAGGCGACGAATATTGCCGAGATGTTATTGAGCGAGAGCGATACGAACGGACGGGTACACGTTTGGTTTTCAGCAGACAATTATTATAAGCTAGACGAACGATGAACGGAACATATCCAAAGTACGATTTCAGCAAGTTTGTCCGATACCCTAAAGCAGCCCCGGAAGCGACACCAGGGAAGCCCACCCTGACCTTCACACCCAAGAACTCTGACAGACATCATTAAAACCTGTAAAATATCAATAGCGGGGGCAAGCCCAACCAGACTGTAAAAAGTCGAGTCGGCACGGTTTGGCTCCATATTGGTTAGACTTTGATGGAGTGTTAACTTTCCCAAAAGTAAGACATTGGAATTGAGATGTATAGGTTGCCATCCAATAGCAACCGGGGAAAATATCTCAAGGCGATTATCTCTAATAATCCTCAACGAGGTAGTTCTGCTTGTTCCCGCTCAAGTATTGACAAATCTGAATAGGAAGGTAATAATTATAGCAATTAACCTGGACACACAAAAGCCCATTCCGTCCAGGTGTGGGCCTCTGTGTTTTATCAAGGAGCAACATGAAGCAAATCCCGTTAGGAGGGGATAAGTATGCTTTGGTAGACGATGAAGACTACGAGTTTCTGAGTCAGTTTAAATGGCGATATTCGGAACGGCGATATGCTTTTACGACTATCCAAATGCACCGGCTATTGTGCAGACCGCCTAAAGGAATGATTGTTGATCACCGCGACTTGGACAAGCTTAACAATCAGAAGGCTAATTTACGCCCAGCAACACACTCGCAGAATCGCGCAAATCAGGGCAAACTTCCGAATTGCAGTTCCCAATATAAAGGTGTTTACAAAAGAGCAAATCGCAATTGCTGGACTGCTATGCTGAAATGGAAAGGTAAACAGCATTGGGTTGGAACTTTCCCAACCGAACATCTAGCCGCATTGGCACACGACCTCTGGGCTCTTGATATTCACGGGGAATTTGCACATCTAAATTTTAACGTTGTATCATATGGACCAAACAAAAAGACGGTTAGCACAATGGCTGAACCGTCTAGCGAAGCGGCTTGAGGCTACTTCGTCAATGAGAGAACGGATTCTGCGTCTGGGAGAGCCTCCGGGTCATCTACCCCTTGGGGTAGTTCCGGCATCCGAACCCACAGCTTATGAGCGATTGCAGACACTTGTTGACTTGCTTCATCCCATTTGTTGCGGTCTGGAAGGAACACCACACCTCGTGCGAGTTGCCGGACTAAAGCAAGCTGTTCAGGTGAAATCGCCCAGCCGTACAATCCGAGAGCCGGCAGCCCGTACATCGCAAAGCGCAGGACGCAAAATGGACTTTCCACGAGATAGCAGAGTTTCAATGGCGCCGGGCCGAACGTACCGGCCTTCAGTTCCGCGGCCCCAAACAGGAAGCGCGACTTCGGCAGATTCGCCGGAAAGCGGTATTTCGGCGAGCTATCAGTTGGCGTGCCGATATTGCGGGCAAGGTAACCGTACAGAACACCCTCAACATCCTTAATTGGAATGAGGACGTGACCGTTGACAGCGCTCTTGCGGGCGTTGTTTTCGTAGAAGAACACTCCGAACCGCTTGAGCACGGTTTCATCAAGACAGCGGGCAGTCAGCCAGGCGCAGGGCTTGGCGAACTTGGCATAGCTCCCTTTAAAGGGCTGTAGCACGCTGGAATTGGCGTCAGGCGAAGCGATGGCGGCCGGAGCCGGTGTTTGTACCGCCTGGCCGACGAGGGGCTGTAAAAGCTCGACAGCGGCCTGAAAGCCGAGATTCTTGACCAGCTTCGTCAGGTCGATGGCGCCGGCACCCTTGGCACCGCAACTAAAGCAGTGGAATTTGCCGGAGTCGTGGTAGGCGAAGCAGTTGTTGTTGGTTTTGGACTGGTGAATTGGGCAGAAGCCCTGCCAATCCGCTTGACGGCGCTTAAACCGCGCCATGTCGATTCCGAGGACGCTTGCCAGCGCTGGAAACGGCAGAGAGCGAACAGATTCGTACTTGTCGGACACTTTTCCTCCTTATACACTCTCCTCTTGCAAATGGCAAGGGGACGGGGTATAAAGTACGGAGAGGTGCGTTATGTCAATCAGTGACAAAGACCGAGAAGCGTTCAAAGAAGGTGAAAAAGATGCAAAACTGGATGCGGTTTCGGAGTTTCTCCGAGGCGCGGTTGAAATGTTAGGTCCAGCCCCTCCTCGGTCTGAATCTGAACAAGCTGCTTATAACAAGGGCAAGAGTGGTGAACAGCTTGATGGGGACAAGAAATAGTTAATTCAATTAGCTGAGGTGGACGGTGGTGGTACTTATGCCCACAACTTTGAGGACGGTGTTAACTCGGAGCCTCCTGCTTTTCTTAAGCTACACCGCCCGCCCCAGTCGCCCATTCAGAGATGAGCGGAGGAGGGTTGTCCTTTAGTCCCATCCAAAAGCACATCCACAATAGAATTCGTCAAATGGCTTGTCTGAGTTATGTTTAAAGAATGCCAAATTCACAGATGACGCACTTTCACAACTGCAATTTCTACCGGTAGGGCATTTGTCGCATTCGCTACGACGACCGGCAGGTGTTCCAAAGTAGGTACAACGAGCCATTCTACCGGCAAGATTAGGCGTTTTGACAACTACACAACACTCGTGGGTGATGCAAGTTGGATGATTGGCAGGCAGTCCGTCATGTTCATTATGATGGCTAGCCATTGCGTTACAGCCACATTTCAATAATTTCATTGTCTTGGGCGTTAGGACGCCAGCCGTTTAGTTAATACTCTCCACCAGGGTCGCCGCCCTGTTCGTATTCCATTTGAGCATCAGCTTCGGCCTGTGCTTGAGCTTCGGCTTCTGCCTCAGCCATAGCCTGTGCTTGAGCCATACCCTCTTGTTCGGCTTGGATAGCCGCTTGTTCGGCTTCAACTTCTTCTTGCGTCATACATTTGACAGATTACTTGTTAAGCCTTATGATACGGGCAAGACGCCCGCTAACTCTCCGAAACCAAAATGCTGTTTGACTTAGCCAAAGCGATAGTCTACCGCGACGTGCGGCAGGGCAAGCGATTCACGCTCACCCCGCCGGTTTTGGCGTTGCTTAACGAACAAATAGACCGATTGCAAAGGCAAGTATCAGCCAGTACAGCGGCCACGGGTGGCCGAGAGAATGTTCCCGGCGCCACGCAGCACGATAAGCAAAGTCTTTAAGCATACTGCTCCTCTCTCTCTTCCTGCTTCGGCACATCAGCATTTGCCACGCAGTAATGGCAATTAGCAGACGGGTGGCCGTTGTGGAGAGTGCGATGTTCCTGCCATTCCTTATCCTCCTCTTGTTGCTCTCTGGCCATATCCATTAAGATTTCGTTGATTGGGTGAGACATATTTGTTAGGTTAGTTGGTTAGTTTAGAGAGTAGGTTTCAAGCCTCTGTTTCTTTAGCTTTCGCTCCAGCGCCGTTAGCCCGGCGGATAAGAACTTTCGGCTCCCTGTCTACTCTCTAACCTAATTTTACACCCTACAGGAATGCCGTCAATAGGGCTTGAACATTGGGGTTTCTAAACATTAAGCAAAGTTATCCACAAGTTTATGATGAAATACTTCATCAACCTGATAGCAAACATCAAACTTCGCCTGAATTGGCGCACGACCCAAAAGAAGCTAATCGCTGATATCAGAATGTTGCAGGCTTTGGCAAAGGAAGCCGACCGCCACGCGCAAGAGCTTGAAAAGGTTTTGGAGCAGCCGGGTGGTTTACTGTTCGGCAAGACGAAGGTACTTAAAGCGTTTCGGTTCCATAAGCACAATGCCGAGGGTATCCGCAAGCAGATTGTCAGCAAAGAAGGTCAGTTAAGGGAGCAGGGCGCGAAGTTTAAGTTTGCCTTAAGTGTGTAGCTATGAAAAGCGCAGGCGGTAAGCACATTTTGAATATCTGATTTACAAATCTATGCCCAAAGGCGGAAAACGAATAGGCGCAGGAAGACCAAAGGGCAGCAAAGACCCCAACACACTAAAGGCCGAGCTGTTCCGTTCTGCTTTGATTGATAAGGCTATCGAAGAGCAAAAGGCATTGTTTACGGCATTGTTCAGACAGGCAAAGTTAGGAAACGTTCCCGCGCTAAGGGAATTGTTCGAGCGGGTGATGGGCAAGGCTCCCCAGCCATTCCAGGACGACCAGGGCAACGCCATTCTGCCGTTCCAGCTAATCGTTAAACAGCAGGGCAATGAACAAAGTCGAGGTGGAGCTATTCAGTAAACAGTTTGACGCCTTCCAGTTTTCCACACAGTTCGGCGCGGCCATCGCAGGGGTACAGAGCGGCAAGACGTTCATGGGCAGCCTGTGGGCCGGCAAGAAGATCAACGAGTTCCCCGACAAAGACGGCATCATCGCAGCGCCCACTTACAAAATTCTCCAGCAGTCTACCTTATCCAAGTTCTTTTCCAACTTTCCCACGCTCCACAAATACTACAAGGAGAGCAAAGGCGTTATCGAGCTACCGACCGGCGGCAACGTGTACGTCAGGAGCGCCGACCAGCCGTTTGGCTCCGAGGGCATCACCGCCTGGTGGGAGTGGCTGGACGAGGCCGGCCAGATGTCGCGCCTGGCGTGGACAGTCTACCGCAGCCGTATCGCTATGACCGGCGGCCAGCAGCTCATCACTACCACGCCGTACGCCTTGAATTGGCTCTATACCGACTTCTATCTGCCATGGCAGCGCAAGGAAGACCTAAACTACTCCTGTTTCACGTGGAAGAGCATTGAAAATCCGCACTTTCCCAAGGATTATTTCGAAGCTGAACGGCGCAGACTGTCTGAAGAAGAGTTCGCGCGGCGGTATTGCGGCGAGTTTACCAAGATGGAAGGGCTGGTTTACGACCTACCTCAAGAGCAGATTATCCCGCCAAATGACAAGCTGAACATCAGGGATGTCATCTTGGGGCTGGACTTCGGCTTCCATAACCCATCGGCAGGCGTGGTTATCAAGGTTTCCAGCGACAATGTTTTCTACATTACGGATGAATACTATCAATCAGGCAAGACGCAAGACGAGCTTGAGGACGAGCTAAAGACCTTACAGCGCACCGTTCCCTATAGGCAAGTTTATCCTGATCCGGCAGAACCCGACCGCATAGCCGCGATGAAGAAACACGGCTTCTACGTCAAGGACGTGGACAAAAACGTAATGCTGGGGATAGACAAAGTCCGGGAACTGATACGCAAAAAGCAACTATTCGTTTTTAACACCTGCAAAAACACGCTTGACGAACTTAACTACTACCACTACGACGCCGAGAAGCCTAAAGAGGAGCCGGTCAAAGAGAAAGACCACTTGATGGACGCGCTAAGGTACGCGCTATACAACTACTCCGGCCGTCAGGTTATCCCGATGACAGTACAGTCAGGCGGCATCGCTAAAACTTATCCGCAATTAGGCATATGAGAAAGATTTACGTAAAACTCTTAACCCTATCCGCACGCCTCACAAGCTGGCTACTGTTCAAGCTGGCTCCTAACGGCTTTCCAATTGACCGCGGCTACATCTGGCAGGGTTTCCGCAAGCAGGTTTCCCAATTCACTAAAACCAAAAGCTAAATGAAAACCGTCGATTACTCGACAATTCCATACGATGACAACGAGCGCAGCGCTTTTAAGTTTAGAGAACGCCGTCACCAAGAGTGGACGGACAACTACGAGCTGTACCGCAACAAAGTCATCATGAACCGCCTGACCCAGCGCCAGGCCGTCAACATCCCGTTGATGAAGGAAACGCTTAAAACCATCCTGGCCAACACGGATGAGTTCCCGGCTATTGATTTTGAGGAATTGGGTAATGACAAGGATAAGGAAATCCTATTCAACGAGGTTTGGAAAGATTACGTCATTCAGGACAAACTGGAGCTGAAAGACATCGTTGACAAGAAGCAGGAATACCTCTACGGCCGCACGTGGCGGAAGCTCAACATCCGCAATGGCAAGATTGAAACCGAAATCAAAGAGCCATTTGACATGCTGGTGGACAGGTACGTTGATCCGACAGACCTGGAAACCGCCCACTATCTGATTGAGAGCGGCATTTTCCAGAGCCTTGACGAGTTGGAGAGCAACCCGCTGGTGGACAAGCAGGCTTTGGACCGGCTGCGCTTGTTCTACTCGGCCACCGATATGGGGCTTGTGCGCGCCGAAGAAGTCAGCAAGCTTATGCTGGCCAGAAACCAGCGGCTCATTGATATGGGCGTACCGGACATGAACATGCCAATGCTGGGCCAGACCATGATTGAGCTGAAAGTCCACTACGTGAAGATTTACGATGAGGACGACAAAGAAGACCACATCCACGTCATTGTCCGCAGCGTAGGCGCCTTGGGCGGCTCACCCGGCGGTGAAATATCCAACGGCTCCGAGGTTCTGTTTGGTAAACCCCTAAAAGAAGTCTTGGGCGTTGACTTCTATCCGTTCGTAACGTGGGCCGACGACCCGGAGCGCAATGACTTCTACAGCGACGGCGTGGCTGATATTGTCCGCATACCCAACCAGGTGCTCAACGTTTGGTTTTCCCAACTGGTGGAGAACCGGACTTTGCGCAACTTCGGTATGCACTTCTTTGACAGCACCAAGAATGAGAATTGGTCGCCGAAGGGCTGGACACCGGAGCCGTGGGGCTTCTATCCGCTGCCCGGCAATCCTAGTGATATCCTCCAGAGCGTTGAAATTCCGGCGCTTGACGATTCCCTTAACGATATAGGTTTCATCAAGGACATGGTGCAGTCGGCTACAGCCGCCACCGCCGTTAAGCAGGGAATATCTGACAAGGGCGACCAGACGCTTGGTGAAGTGCAGTTGATGACCTCCGCTGCCAACGAACGCATTACCAGCATTTCCAAGTTTTACATGCTGGCCCAGCGGGAGTTCGGCTGGAAGTGGGCGCAGTTGATGATTGCCAATGCCGACAAGCTGGAAGAGGTTCAGGTCTACAAGAAATCATTCAAGGGTAACTACTTCAAAAAGACCATCAAGCCGCTTCATTGGAAGACCGCAGACGGTTACACCTGCCGCGTGGTTTCTTCGTCAGAGCGCGAGCAGGACGACATCAAGACCCTTCAGAAATTCCAGGCCGTTGCCAGCCAGTTCCAGGGCAACCCGGCAATGATGCGGATATACCAAGAGAAGATGCTCGACTTCCTTGGCCTAACCCCTGACCAGCAGGCCGAAGTGTTGAACGGCGAAAAGCAGAAGCAGACGGCGATGCTCAACGCGCCAGGCCAGCCCGGACAGCCGCAGCCAGGCCAGGCTCCCCAGCCAGCGCCGGTACCACAATTAAACGCAGCCTAAATAATGCCAGACAACCTTTTAGACAAAGCAGGGCTCAAGTTTGAAGACCTCAACGCCGCCGAGCGCGAAACCTATAGCCAATGGCTGCAATCGCTATCTACCAACACCTTAACAGTCGGCTCCGTCCGTGATTACGTCCAGCAGATGAAAGACTCCGTAGAATCCGAGCTCGTGGCGTTCGTTGAGCCGAAGAGTGTATGGGATTTTCTTTTTAGAAGGAAGAAGGATGTTTACCTCACGGCGCGCCTCCGCAACTATATGCTGCTCCTCACATTCCTTAGCGGCCCCGAGAAAGCCAAGAAGGCTTTGGAGCGGAGCCTAACCAATATCAAACCTAAGCATTAACCATTGAAAGGACAAGTTTATGTCAGAAACATTTGAGGAAAAGCTGGAAGAACTTCGCAAGAAGCATCCCGGCTCACTCACTGAGGCAGACCGCGCTTTCCTGATGGCCAGGCGTTCGTATTTGCAGCCGCACGAATGGACAGCTTTTGGCTTAACCGAAACCCAGCCGGCAGAAGCCGAGCCGGAGGAAGACGAACTGATACCGGAAACGGAAGAGGGAAACGAGCCTCCCAAGCCTGCGAAACGCTCCAAGGCGAAAGCAAAGACCAAGGACGAGCCGCAGGAATAGTAATTGTCATTAACCATTTTAGAAAGGACAAGTTTATGTCAGACAGACAAACCTACAAAGTGTTATCCGAGGTTTCATTGTTGGATACCGTGTACCAAAAAGACGCGCTGGTTGATTTGACCGCCGAACAGGCCGCCGCTCCTCTGGCCGCCGGACAGGTTGAATTGAAGGCTCCAGCTCCGGAAGCGCCAGCAGCTCCGGCTACGCCGCCCGCAGCCTAGTTTTCTCTTTACCTTAACAAGCCCAACCCCTTTTAAGGGACGGCATTCATAGGACAGTTTATGTCAGACAATATCCCAACCCCGCCAGCCGGGACGGAAGAACTGGAACCGGTCACTCCACAAGCTGGCCAAGCAGTAGTGCCCGAGACTCCCGCTCTAGAACCCGAGCCTCAACCGCAGGAACCGGTGCCGCAACCTGAGCCAACCCCTCAGCCGGAACCGCAACCCGCCCCCGCCGCGCCAGCCGTGCCGAGCGTTGAAGAACGCTACCGGCAAAGCTCCAGCGAGGCCATAATTCTGAACTCTCAAAAGAAGAGTTTGGAACAAACCCTTACAAAATTAACCAGCGAAGACACACCCACCGAACCAGAACTTCTCGCCGAGTTTCCCGAGTATAAAGCGTACAACGCCGTCACCCAAAAGCTGATGCGCGATACGCTTGAGAACAAAAAGCGCCAGATGCGGATAAACCTCCAGCTCATTGAGCAGGATGCTGACCGCAGATGGCAGGCAGACCTTCGGACCATAACACGGAAACCGGAGTACGCCAGCTTAAAGGGCGACGAGAAGTTTGAGGAATTCGTTTTTCAACCAAAGCACAGGGGCGTTGAAATTCAAACGCTCGCAGACGCATACCTTGTACGTACAGGCCGCGCGCAACCCGCGCAACCTGTTACCCCTCCAGCCAATCCTTCCCCGGCGCAGCCCGCAGGCGGACTACCCAGAGGCAGCGGAGGCCCGAGAACGCCCAACAAGCCTAACAAGATTACGCTTGAACAGGCTAAAGTAATCAGGGAAACCAACTACAAGGAATACATGCGCCTGGTCCGTGCCAATCTGATTGAAACCGACGTTTAAAAACCAAAACCTCTCGGCTGTTTGTGTCCTAGCTCCCAACCACCCTTATGTCAGCATACGGAACTAAGTTAGCGGAAGCGTTTTCGCAGAAGCTTGTAAAAGCCATCTACGAATACGCTCCGATTGAGGAAGTGGTCAACCGGGATTACGAAGGCGAGATTGACGCTGTCGGCTCCAAGCTGAACATGCTCAACTTCACCCGTCTCTCGGAACAGACCTATACCGG